CGAGTTCTACTACTACAAGGGAATTGCAGAGCGTGCCTTCAATCGCACATTCACTCTTGCTGATACTGTAGTGGTAAACAATGCCGAATTGATGAACGGCATTCTCAAGGTGTGGTTGGAAAACTTCATTCCTGATAACCAGAAGCCTAAGAAAATCAACATCGACTAATTATAACCCGTTGAGATTTTCGTAATGCAGCGAGCCGGGAAACTGGCTCGCTTTATCTGTTTCAGGAGACACACATGCTAGAATGGTTTAAAAAAACACGTCGATATTATACTGTTGTTAACGAATTGAGCAGACTATCAGATAGAGAACTCGCAGATATCGGTATCACACGACTAGATATTCATTATCTCGCAACAGAAATGATCTACAGACCTAAGATCTAATAAATAGCGCGAAAGGAGACTCCTATGGCGCTAATATCATTTGAACAACTGAATGAATTTTTCGAAGATACGGACGAAGATATCATTCAAAAATATGTAGAATTCCTTAACGAAATGATGGAGTTCTATGAAATCAATAATAAGAACCGCATCTCAATGTTTCTTGCTCAGGTAGGTCACGAATCTGGTGGTCTACGCACAATCAAGGAAAATCTTAACTATTCAGCCGACCGCCTCAAGGTGATTTTCCCTAAGTATTTTCGTGGAGTAGATACCTCAGCGTTCGCTAAGAACCCACAAAAGATAGCTAATCGTGTTTATGCTTCGCGCATGGGCAATGGTGACGAAGCATCAGGAGATGGCTATCGCTACTGTGGTCGTGGACTAGTTCAGCTCACAGGTAAGTCTAACTATCAAGCCTTTGCTGCTGATATGAACATGTCACTTGAAGAAGCAACCGAATGGCTTGCAACTGAAGAAGGTGCCGCATGGTCAGCTGGTTGGTTCTGGGATTCTCGTGAGCTTAATCAGTGGGCTGATAAGGGTGATATCGTTACTGTTACTAAGAAAATCAATGGTGGAACTATAGGTCTGGAAGACCGCAAATCTCATTATGAAGCAGCACTCGAAATCTTTTCATAAGGAGATATTATGCCTAAGTTCGGTTTACCAGATGATGAACCAGTAGCAGCTAAACCTGCGATGGATATGATTCCAGCTGCTACTAAGGGAGCGGCTGCTTCGATTGCTACTACATATATTGATAATACTCCACGTTCTGCTGCTCCCGCGCCCGCGATGCAGCTTTCTGAAGCAGCTCAGCTTGCTAAGATTGAACTGGAAAAGAAACAGTGGGAAGCAGAAAACTCCAAACAGAATGAAGACTGGATGGTGAAGAAATGGCGTCCTGCTATGGGTTGGTGTTATATGGTTATCTGTTGCCTTGATATGGCCATATTCCCTGTTGCCTGGAGCGTTGCTCAGGTCATGACAAAAACGCCTCTTGTTCAATGGAGTCCACTTACGCTGCAAGGCGCTGGCCTATTCCATCTAGCAATGGGTGCGGTTCTTGGTATTGCAGCTTGGTCTAGAGGACAAGAAAAGATTCAAGGCGTGGCGAAGTAAGGAAGTGAAATGAATATTAATCCTATGAATATGAATGATGAGAATCGTAATACAACTGTCATGATGCTTCGTTTGCTTAACGGTGATGAAATCGTAGGTAAGGTTGGTGTTATGGGTAATATGATTAAGGTCATTAAACCAGCAGCAGTCATGCTTAATCCAGGCCCAGGAGGCAAAGCTCAAATGGCTCTACTTGATTTCATCCCGATGGCTCGCACCAAAGAAATCGTCCTAGACCCTCGTAATGTTATGTTCACTTATGAACCCAACGATCAAGTCGAAAATGCCTACAATCAGAATTTCGGTTCTGGTCTTGTGCTTCCTAAGAAAGGGATCTTGACAGCTGTTTAGTTTTATGGTACTATAAGCTATGTCAAAATTCTATACAAATGCAGTAGAGCACGGAAACAACATTCTCGTTCGCGGTTACGACCGCGGCCGAGCTTTCGAAGAAAAGATCCCCTATACGCCAACGATGTATCTACCATCTAAGCGTGAGAACGCTGAGTGGAAAGATATTCGTGGAAACAATTTGGATCCTGTCGAATTCTTGTCGATGCGTGAAGCAAAAGATTTCATTAAGCAGTATCAAGACATCAGCAACTTCAAGATCTATGGGATGCCTCGTTTCCTATACACGTATCTTAACGAAGAGTATCCTAACGAAATCGTATACGACCGCGACCTAATCAACGTAGCGAATATCGACATCGAGGTTAGCTCGGAGAATGGTTTCCCGAGCGCTGACGTAGCGGCGCAAGAAATCACCGCGATCACTCTCAGAAAAAACGGAATGTATTATGTGTGGGCATATTATGATTATGTGCCTTCGCGCAACGACGTCTATTACTATCAGTGCAATAACGAGAAAGAGCTACTGACTAAGTTCCTGAGTGAGTGGAGTAACGGATATCCTGATGTTGTGATCGGTTGGAATATCATGTTCTTCGATATTCCTTACCTCGTGCGGCGCATGAACCAAATACTTGGTGAGTCAGCGACCAAAGCGTTCAGTCCGTGGCGTTTCTTTACTGATCGCAGAGTGAAACGTAAGTATGGCAAAGAAGAAACAGTATACACTATCGCTGGTGTTGCGACTCTCGACTATCTTGAGATGTATCAGAAATTCACTTATAGTCAGCAAGAAAGCTATCGTCTAGACCATATCGGTTTCGTCGAGCTCGGTGAGCGTAAGCTAGATTATTCTGAGTACGATTCACTACACGATTTCTATATCAAAGATTTCCAAAAGTTCATTGACTATAACATTCGAGACGTTGAGCTGGTTCAAAAGCTTGATGATAAGATGAAGCTCATTGATATGGCTCTCGCGCTCGCGTACGACGCGAAGGTGACTTTGCTAGATATCTTCACACAAGTTCGTATGTGGGACGTTATCATTCACAACCATCTACATAAGCAAAAGATTGCAGTTCCACTTGAAGGAGGTGGAGCTAAGGATGAAGCATATGTTGGTGCTCACGTCAAGGAACCTAAGCCTGGTGGATATGATTGGGTAATGTCTTTCGACTTGAACAGTCTGTATCCGCATCTTATCATGCAGTATAATATCAGTCCAGAAACTCTGTATCGTGATGATCGTGGTCGTGTTGTTAAGACTAGTGTGACCATTGATGAGCTACTAGATGGTGATATCCCAACCGTCCCTAACGGATATGGGCTTGCTGCGAATGGTTGCTATTTCAAAAAAGAAAGGCAAGGATTCCTTCCCGAAATCATGGAGCGTATGTATAACGATCGCGTAGTGTATAAAGATAAGATGATTGATGCTCAAAAGGAGCACGAGGCTACTAGCTCTAAGCAATCATATAATGATATTTCCCGATACAAAAATATGCAAATGGCGAAAAAGATTCAGCTGAACTCAGCTTACGGCGCTATCGGTAATCCTCATTTCCGTTTCTTTGACATTGATCAAGCAACTGCTATTACTCTTGGTGGTCGGCTATCAATTAATTAGACTGAATCTGAGATGAATAAGTATCTCAATAAGCTATTGAAAACAGGAGATTACGATTATGTTATTGCATCGGATACAGATTCGCTGTATATTAGTTTTGACAGACTTGTTCATATGGTCTTTGGACAAAGAATTGAAGCAGAGGGAATCACTCCGGAACTTAAAGAAAAGATCGTTAACTTTTTGGATAAAGTGGCTAGCGATAAAATCGAACCAGTCATTGCAGAGATTTATCAGGATCTTGCTGACCGTATGTCCGCCTTCCAGCAAAAAATGAACATGAAGCGTGAGGTTATTGCTGATCGTGGTATCTGGACCGCCAAGAAACGCTATATCCTCAATGTTCATGACTCTGAAGGCGTGCGCTACGCGAAACCAAAACTAAAGATGCTGGGTATCGAGGCGGTCAAGTCGTCGACTCCTGCTGTGTGTCGCGAAGCTATTAAAAACGCTCTCACTATCATCATGAACCAGTCTGAAGAAGAGTTGCATAAGTTTATCGCTGAGTTCAAAACCAAGTTCTATAAGCTATCGTTCGAAGAAGTTGCTTTTCCGCGTTCTGTTCAGGATGTCGCTAAATATAAAAATGAGACTAAGAGCGTTCCTATTCATGTTCGTGGTGCTCTGACATACAATAACAAAATCAAGCAGCTCAAGCTTCAGAAAAGATATGAGCTCATCAAGGATGGCGAAAAGGTAAGATTCTCTTATCTCAAGATGCCTAATCCAATACAAGATAATGTGATTACTGCGTTTGCTGCTCTTCCGCCTGAGTTCAAGCTTGATGGCTATATCGACTATGATACGCAGTTCGAAAAAGCATTCATGTCTCCGCTAAATGCTATTCTCGATACAATTAACTGGCACACCGAAAAGCAGAGCACAATAGAGGATTTCTTTTCATGAGTAAGAAAAAGAAAATTACTAGGAATGATTTAGATAAGATGCCTTACGAACAAAGAGAACGTGTGCGTAAGCAACTAAGAGAAGAAGCTGTATATACGAGAAGTTTTAAAACTCCGCAGACTTTTGGTGCAGCTAGTGAAGTTAGGCATATATCTGTTGAAGACTACTTGAAGGAAAAACAAAATGGCAATTAAAGTACCCGCAGAATATGCCGACTATGACTTTGGTTTCACTGGAGTCGATGAAAGCGAAATCAAGCACGATGTTCTACAAGAACTAAACGCTAAGGGTCAGGCTCTTACCGATAAGGAAGAAGAGCTGGCTCATAAGATCAAGGTTCTTGAAAGCATTATAGTACCTCTGCTGAATAATCTAATCAAGACAGCAGAGAAAGAATATATCTATTGGCCTAATCGTACTGAGAAATGTCAGGAGATGTTAGATAAGGTTCTTAGAACCACAAGAGGTTTATGACATTTAGTTTCGACAGAGCACTTATTATGACGACGGGGATAGCACTCTCCGTCGTAGCTGCTTGGTATTCTGTCACAGGACTAACATCCATATTTGCTGGTGCTTTTTGGGCTATTGTTATCCTTGGTGGAACATTAGAAATAGGTAAGATCGTACTCGCGTCTTGGCTGTACAGGAACTGGAGATACGTTCCGTTTCTAATGAAAGCATACTTTACTAGTGCGCTTCTGGTTCTTATGCTGATAACAAGTATGGGTATCTTTGGATTCTTATCGAAAGCTCACCTAGATCAGGTCGCACCGAGTGGTGATGTAGCAGCTAAGATAGAACGAATAGATAGTAGCATCACGCGCGAGCGCACGCGCATCACGCGAGCGGAGCAGCAACTAAAGCAATTAGATACTGCGATTGATTCTATTATCAATAAGAATAATCGCGCTCAGACAGCTTTGCAATTGCGTAATCAACAGAAACCTGAGCGAGCCAGTATATCAGCTGATATGAAAGATGCTCAGGCTACTATAGAAAAGCTGCTCGACGAAAAAGCACCACTGATGAAGGCTACGCGAACACTAAAGAATGAGGTTGGTCCTATTCGTTACGTCGCTGAGATGCTCTACGGCGCTGATAGCGAAAAGGACTTGGAGTCGGCGATTCGCATTATGATTATGCTGCTAGTGCTAGTCATAGATCCGTTAGCCGTATTGCTTATCATAGCAGCAAGTAAGAATCTACGACTCGAAGTCGATAAGCTAGATGCAGTTCAGACGAACGGTGATTTCTGGGATCCCGTCACTATAGAAAAAACGTCTTGACGATTACTCATACTTAAAGTATACTATAATCATGCTAGTAGATTGGTTCTTGAAAAGAAATCCGCATACGGAAAGAGGATATAATATGTCGCTAAAAGATAAGTTGATTAAGAATAGTACGATTGAGTTTACGGCTACGTTAGAAAACAGTAAGATCTTCACTAAGAAGGATATGATCCCAACTACTGTGCCTATGATTAACGTGGCACTATCAGGTTCTGTGGACGGTGGTATCACTCCTGGGCTTACTATGCTTGCTGGTCCATCAAAGCATTTCAAAACTGGTTTCGCATTGCTCCTTGCGGCAGCGTTTCTTAAGAAGTATGATGACGGCGTTATCCTGTTCTACGATTCAGAGTTCGGTACGCCTCAATCGTATTTCAACACATTTGGTATTGCATTCGACCGAGTAGTTCATACGCCTATCATGGACGTCGAAGAACTCAAGTTCGATATCATGAAGCAATTAACCAATATCGAGCGCACCGATCGCGTTATGATCATCATCGACTCGATTGGTAATCTTGCTTCTAAGAAAGAAGTTGAAGATGCTCTCAACGAAAAGTCTGTAGCGGATATGTCTCGCGCAAAGCAGCTCAAGTCTTTGTTCCGTATGGTAACTCCGTATCTCACGATGCGTGATATTCCTATGGTCGTTGTCAATCATACATATAAAGAAATTGGTCTGTATCCAAAGGATATTGTTGGAGGCGGAACTGGTTCCTATTACTCATCAGACGCTATTTGGATCCTTGGTCGTCAGCAAGATAAGGATGCTGACGGTATACAAGGTTATCACTTTGTAATTAACGTGGAGAAATCAAGATATGTCAGAGAAAAGTCAAAGATTCCAATCACCGTATCATTCGAGGGCGGTATTAACCGCTGGAGTGGTTTGCTTGATGTTGCTCTTGATGGTGGTTATATTGTAAAACCAAAGAATGGTTGGTATGCAACAGTCGATAAAGAAACTGGGGAAGTGAAACAACCTAGTATGCGTGCGAGTGACATTGTAGATAATAAAGAGTTCTGGTTGACTATGTTTAAGGAAACCGATTTTGGTAAGTATATCAAAGATAAATATTCTATGGCACATGGAGCGAT